CTTAAAAAAATCCCCGGAGGGAAATTTCAGGTATTGCCAATGGTGATATGATGAAGTTGTTTTACAATAATGGTTTCGTCTAGTGCCCATTTCTCCTTTCAAGAGTATCGCACAAATCATCATATCACTATTGATAATACCTGAAAGTATATTAAAAGATATATAAACAATCACACAAGTATTAGAAAGGATGACCAGCATGGGTAATAGTAGTATGCCACCTGCAAAGAAACGTCGAGAGGCAAGATCTCCAGAAGCTAAAGAAAAAGAATTAATAAGTTTAGCTATGGATGAAGCTGAGAGACGCATTCGAGATCACACAGTATCATCGCAAGTGTTAACTCATTTTATTAAAGCTGGTTCTAGAAAAGAAGAACTAGACAGAGAAATAAACGAGTTGAATAAAAAGTTAATCCAAGCCAAAACTGATGCATTGAAATCTGAAGGTGAGGCTAGAGAAATAGCATCTAAAGCTATAGCCGCTATGAAATTATATACCGGCGGAGGGGAGTAGTAATGAAGAGTTATTCTGAATTAATAAAACTAGATTCATTTAAAGAGCGATTCGACTATTTAAAATTAGATGGAAATGTTGGGGAAGAAACATTTGGCCATGGACGACATCTAAACCAAAAATTCTATAAGGGAAATCCATTATGGAAAAATATTCGCGACGAAGTTATCGCTAGAGATAGGGGTAATGATCTAGGTGTGGAGGGTCATGTGATACATGGTGCTGTATTAGTGCATCACTTAAACCCAATAACATCAGATGACATAATACATAATAGGGATTGCTTATATGATATGGAAAACTTAATATCTACACAATTAAGCACCCATAATCCAATCCACTATGGTGGTAATTACACAGAAAACCAACCTATAGTTAGAACTAAAGGTGATACATCACCTTGGTTAAATAAAAAGAAAAGGAGGTAATATTACATGGATAAAATGAATCCCAAAATGGGTATGGGTGTGAACAATCCGACAATGAAACCTGGTAAAACGTCAGGACAACCACAAACACTTCAAAATGAAAGTGTTGGTCAAAAAAATACACCTAAACAAGTCATGGTGATTATGGATTATCTAAATCTACGAAAATCACCAATTGTAAAGCATGGTAATGAAGTTAAAGTTTTGGAGTATGGTGATATTCTCAATGTACATGGCGAATCTAATGGATGGTTAAACGTATCGATATACGGTACCGACATTAAAGGTTATGTTATGTCTAGCGAAAATGGCAAAGACTATGTTAGAAAGAAGGTGTCTGATGTCATCAATTCTAAAGACGATTAGGAAGAGGTGTATTGGTGATGAAACAGCAGATCATTTTGATACTACTTTACTATCACTAATAAACCTAGCTCTAGCTACTTTAGATGTAAATGGTGTTGATTGGAATAAAGCCGTTATTGATGAAACTGCACAATGGTCAATGACTACGACAGATGCTAAACTATTGGCATTTGTACAAGAATATGTGTACACTTCAGTAACATTAATATTTGATCCACCTGACTCAAAGGCTGCTAGAGACTCAATGGAATCCGTAGCTAATAAATATTTATGGTATATTAATTCAGTACTGGGAGGTGAGAATTAATGGCTCAAAAAACGTTAGATGGTTATTTAAAACATTATGGTGTACTTGGCATGAAGTGGGGTAAGCATAGACGTAGATCAGCACTTGAAGCAAATCGTAAACAAACTGAGTCTGATTTAAAAAACTTAACAGACCAGCAATTTATGAATAAGCACTCCGTATCTAAAAAAAGAGTTCAGTCTAGACTGGATAAATCATCTACATCCAAGGAAAAGAAGAAAAAACCTAAAGCATCAGACATGAGCGATTCTGAACTTAGAAGTAGACTTAATAGAATGCAAATGGAAAAACAGTACAAGAAGTTATCTGCTGAGCAATACAATTCAGGTACATCATTAGTTAAAGGTGCTATCAAAACATTAAACACAGCAGTTACTGTGGCTGACCAAGCTATGCGAGTTAAGAAAATCATTGATAAAATGAACACAGAAAAAACGTAGGTGATTTATGAAACTTTCCAATACTGCTACACCCATATACTATGGTAAATTTAGAAATTCAGTATTAGCAGGTGAAATACCAGTATGTAAAGAAGTCTCAATGGAGATGAATAGAATCGATAAATTGATAGCCAATCCTGGTGTGTATTATGACCCGGATGGAATCAATGGATTTATAGCATATTGTGAAGCCGAGTTAACATTAACTGATGGTACTGACTTGCATTTATTAGATAGTTTTAAATTATGGGCAGAACAAATATTCGGTTGGTATTATTATGTGGATCGACGAGTGTGGGTACCAAACGAAGAAGGTGGAGGTGGTTCATGGCAGACCAAAACAATTAGGAAGCGACTTATTACTAAGCAAGTTCTTATAGTAGCTAGAGGTGCGGCAAAATCAATGTATGCATCGCTGCTGCAAAACTACTTCTTAAATTGTGATGTAACAACAACACATCAAATAACCTCAGCACCTACTATGAAGCAGGCTGAGGAGGTTATGTCACCTATACGAACATCAATCACACGTGCTAAAGGTCCAGTATTTAAGTTCTTAACACAAGGTTCAATAAATAATACAACAGGTAATAGAGCAAATAGGCAACAATTAGTAGCTACTAAGAAGGGTGTTGAAAACTTCTTAACAGGATCACTACTTGAGATAAGACCTATGCGTATCGATAAGCTTCAGGGCTTGCGTTGTAAGTATGCAACAATCGATGAGTGGTTGTCTGGTGATGTTAGAGAAGATGTAATAGGTGCTGTTGAGCAGGGTGCTTCTAAATTAGATGATTATCTAATAATAGCTATAAGTTCTGAAGGTACCGTTCGTAATAGTATTGGTGATACCGTCAAAATGGAACTTCATGAAATACTAAAAGGTGAGTATGATAATCCACACATATCAATCTGGCATTATAAGTTGGATGATATAGAGGAAGTTGATGACCCATCAATGTGGTTGAAGGCAAATCCAAACTTAGGTAAGACAGTTACTTATGAAGTATACCAGCAAGACGTTGATCGAATGGAGCATGCTCCTGCAACAAGAAATGATATTCTAGCTAAGAGGTTTGGTATCCCAATGGAGGGTTATACTTATTTCTTCACATATGAAGATACCGTTCCTCATAGAAGGCGTAGTGAATATTGGGAGATGGAATGTTCTTTAGGTGGTGATATGTCACGAGGTGATGACTTCTGTGCATTTGCATTCTTATTTCCATTAGCCATGGGTGGATTCGGAGTTAAGACTAGATCTTACATAACTGAATTAACCTTGAATAAATTGAGTCAAGCAATGCGACAAAAATATCAGGAATTTATGGATGAAGGCACTCTTATAATAATGAACGGTGCCATATTGGACATGATGGAAGTGTATGATGATTTAGACACTCATATACTAAACTCAAGATATGACGTTTGCGCATTTGGTTATGACCCATATAATGCTAAGGACTTTGTAGAGAGATGGTGCAAAGAAAATGGTGAATTTGGTGTTGTAAAAGTACAACAGGGAGCCAGAACTGAATCGGTACCTCTTGGTGAAATTAAACATTTAGCAGAAACACGAATGTTGATATTTGACGAAGAGATAATGTCATTCACAATGGGTAACTGTATAACGCTTGAGGATAATAACGGTAACAGAAAGCTTTGGAAAAAGCGATCTGACCAAAAGATTGATAATGTCGCAGCCACGATGGATGCTTTAGTGGCCTATAAAGCGAATAGAGAAGCATTCGAATAGAGAAGGAGCTACTATGGGTGGAACATCAGTTATGGGGGCTTTGAAGCATGCATATAACGTATTCAGAAATCGTGAGCCTACTGAATCTAGTAAGAGTTGGTTTCATGGTGGAGGCAGCTCAAGACCCATACATGACTATTATACATCATATTTATCAGAATCTTCAGTTGTAACATCTATCTATAATCGTATGGCTATAGATATATCATCTATTGATTTAAAGCATGTTAGACTGGATGAGAATGATAGGTATGTAGATACTATTGATTCGGGGTTACATAAACTCTTCAATCTTGAGGCAAATATAGACCAGACGGGCAGAGCATTCGTTAGGGATATAGTAATATCAATGTTTCAAGAAGGGGACGTAGCAATAGTACCAATAACAACAAAGCTACGACCTAAAGATGGTGGTAGTATAGATATTTTAGAAGCTAGGGTGGGTAGAATTACCCAATATTACCCAAGACATGTTACAGTCGATGTATATAATGAGGAGACGGGTGAGCATGAGGAAATTACACTCCCTAAGAGACGTGTAGCAATCATATCCAATCCAATGTTTGAAGTGATGAACCTACCAAATTCAACACTCCAACGACTAATTAGAAAAATAGACTTATTAGATGCTATTGATGAACAGAGCGGGTCTGGTAAATTAGATATTATTATTCAGCTACCATATCAACTAAAGGGTGAGAAGAAAAAGGATCTAGCTGCGGAAAGACTCAAAGAAATAGAAATGCAACTATCAGGTTCTAAATATGGTGTTGCATATATTGATGGTTTAGAGAAAGTTACACAACTTAATAGACCAGCTGAGAATAATCTGCTTGAACAGATAAAATATCTTACAGATATGTTATATGTTGAGTTGGGACTTACCAAAAATGTAATTGACGGCACAGCCGATGAAACCGAAATGTTAAATTACTACAATAGAACAGTAGAACCATGCCTTGATGCAATATGCGGTGAGGTGCGGAGAAAGTGGTTAACACAAACATCTAGAACTCAGCGCCAATCATTCATATATTTGAGAGATCCATTTAAACTAGTACCAATTGGTGAAATAGCTGAAATAGCTGATACATTCACTAGAAATGAAGTATTCTCATCCAATGATGTTAGGGGTATTGTTGGTTGGAGACCATCAAAGGATCCTAACGCTGAGGAGTTAAGAAATAAGAATATTAATCAAAAAGAGGATGCCTCTCAGGAAGTGCCAGTTGTTAAAAAGACAGCTAAAGAAAAACGACTTGAGCGGGCAAAACTGAAAGAGGTTACGAAGGGAGCCTAATTACTTATGGAAAGAAATTTTGATTTTGATTTTAGTGGTTATGTAACTAAAAACGACATCAAGTGTAGTGATGGTAGAACAATACTACATGGTGCGTTTGACAAAAATGACCAAACGATAGTTCCACTAGTGTGGGAACATGGTCATAACGACATCACTAACATCTTAGGTAGTGTATTACTTGAGAAGAGAGATGATGGTGTATATGGGTATGGTCAATTCAATGGTGAAACTGACCAAGGCCTAGCTGGTAAAAGTTTAGTTAAACATGGGAATATTACTGATATGTCCATATTTGCTAATAGTTTATCAGAAGAGAATTTACAAGTTCAACATGGTGTAATTAGAGAAGTAAGTTTAGTAATCAATGGTGCCAATCCTGGTGCTAAGATTGACTTTATTGCACACTCCGAGCAAGGACCAGTTGTTGAAGCATTAATCTTCCAGGATCTTGGAGAGATTGAACTTAAACATGGTACAACTAAATATGATGACGAAGCTTCATTACAACATAGCGACACAGATACAGATAAAAGCTATGATGATATCTATGATACACTTAATGAAGACCAAAAAGAATTATTTGCTGCAGTAGCTGGTCAAATAGCATTGGAGCACACATCAACAAAGAATAAAGAACAAGAAAAAGAAGGGGATGATGTTATCATCCATACATTTAGAAATGGAGGCAATGCTGACAATATGAAATCACATTTATTTGATAAGAACGGTTCTATCCAAGATGAATTGAATAAAGGTAAGACATTATCTCATTCACAGATCAACGCAATCTACAAGGAAGCTACT